AGACTATTGATCTCATTACTGCTATCAATGAGCCTCCCACTCGGAAGTCCACCTCTGACATTGATAAGCTCATCAAGCAGCTCAATGCTATGGGTGTTCCGGCCGACAAGCAGGCGGATTTCTTGGCGCTATTGCTGGCTACGCAGTCTGAAGCTTCCGAAGCTGGGGAGTAAGGACAGAGTTGTAGTATTTTGCTGAGATACAGCATACGGAGTACACTAGAAAACGGGAGTGTACTCCGTATGCTTTTTACTCACTACGGTCCCATAGACAAGCCTTCTCGTGGCGGGACTGAGCTTATACTAATTGTCTACTCGGCCATTACTATGGCCACAAGCAGAGTGGGAGGTTGAGCTAATAGCACCGTAGATGAAACAAGCTACGTTTCGCCCAAAGCTATCCTCCCACTCTTCACAAGTAGGGCGAGTATCTTCAGGGTGAAGCCTGGATGCAGATTGAGAAGCTCAGTTCTCAGCTCGCTCTATAATCTAACCACCACTCACATTCTTAGCAGCGTCGCTGCGGGAAGGTCACAGGGTACGTGTATGTATGTGTACTATGAGCACCACAAAGATGCCTCTGGCAAAATTGTGCTCACGGAGCTAGTTCTTTCTTCTCATGGAACCGGCGAACTCGCAATCAGCTTTCTTAGCAAAACAGAGAACATGCTCTTCGAGATTTGCAAGCTCTCTCTCAAGCACGCACCTGTAGCACAGAGAAGTTTTGATCCAGCTACTAATATCTGGAGTTACTTCGACGAATGGGGACAGTTTACGCTTGATCGTTTGGAGGCTGTCACAGATGCTATCATGCACAAGGTTACGCTTATTGAGGTTCAAGACCTAGCAGCACAAGCTGTGAACAAGCGTATTGATTTCTCTGCCAAGCGTGTGCGACCGGAAGATTTCTTCTATAACTACGGCAAACCCATAGCACAAGCTGCGATGACGAAAGAGACTCTGGAGCAGAAGCTCAAACAGCTTATGGGAGAGACATTGGATAAATCCTCTTATCGCCGTGCCGCATTGAAGTATCATCCTGATCGTAACAACGGCGACGGTACAAAGATGAGTGAGCTTAACATGCTTTGGAGTGTGTACAATGGATAGTTCACCGATTTATCGTTTGATGAAAGTTCTCGAAAGAACTGACCTTGAGGCAAATGCTGCGCTCATGCAATGGACTAGAGATGTACTCTTTCGCGATGAGCGTAAGCTTCTCTTGCGAGAGATTAAGCATCTTCAAGGTGATTCAGATTTACTTAGTCGTTACCGTTTTCCTGATACAACAGGACAGTGAGGAGGAATAACAATGCCTAAGATCGGTCAAGCACTTGGCTTACTGCAATTTCTCACTCAAGTTATGATACACGACAAAGAGAATATCACAACATTTGATTATGTCTCTGTTAGTTGTCAACGCTGTGACTTGGAGAGAGAAATTACCACACCTGCACAGCTACGCGATTGGTTGAGACATGAATGTTTCAAAAGGAGAACTAGCAATGGGTTTCAGCATTCAAAATCCTAAAAACGCCGTAGACGCTAAGCGAGCAGCTATCGAAGCTCGTAAGGCATCCACGGCTCCAGCAGGGACGAATCCTAGTGCAATCGTGCGCTACATTCTACCCGGCGAGTGCCCAGACCGGAATCGTATTGTGTTTGACGATTCTGGTTCTATGGGCGGATACATTGAGGATGCAAAACGTGGGATGATCGAGTACCTGCGAAATTGTATCCCCAATCAAACCTCTGTAGCGATTCATTTTATGAATTCCACAGCATGTAATACACAGCTTGAGAGTAATCTCTTAAAGCTCGCTGCGGATATTCGTGAGATGAATCTACGGAGTGGCGGTACACCATTCTTTAACACTCTCAAGAAAGCTCTCGAAGTCACGCCCACGCTTACTCGGCTGATCGCTTTTACTGATGGCTCGCCGACGGATATGCTGAGCGCGGAAGAATCTACTGAAATGTCCTCTAGCTGGGACACAAGTTCTGCTTGGACCTCCAGCGCTGACGTTATCATCAAGATTGCTCATGCTACTGGCGCTGGTATCCCGATTGATACTGTATACTTTGGCGTAGGCAACGAGTATAGGCGAGAGATCGTACTGCTTAAGTACCTCTCCTCTAAAACCGGAGGCTACTTTCTGCACTTTGACCCTGCTAAGGTAAACTTCGCACAAGCGTTCAAGTACCTTGCGCCGTGCAACCGCTTGATGCTCGCATCTGCTAGCTTCAGAGCACAAGTAGAAAGCGGAGCGCAGAAATGATCCACAAAACTCTTGCTTCAACCAAAGGCATCAAGCCTCTACGAGAGATAGCAGAAGAACTCGGTATCTCTCTTCGTACTGTTTCCTACGACTACCGTCATGCCATGAACAAGCTACGTCATGTTTCTGGGGCATTTGAGCTTATTCTCCATACCATTCATGCTGTAGAAGCTCAAGAACACGATTCTTTACAATGTGGCTCTGTGGAGTGTAACAGAGAGTTCCTCGCTCTTTTCGTAGACAGAGAAGACATGCGTGGAAAAAAGGAGGTCCAAAAATGAGAATGAGAGAGTTTGAGTCAAAGCTCAAGAAACTAACCTCGGTAACTTCAATCACTTACGGTAGAAAGCGTAAAAACGAGGCTTTTAAGCTGGAACAAATCTTTGTCCACACTGCTCCAGGAGAATGCCACTTTGAGGATTCGCCAGATTGCATGGAGAAACATTTAGCGTATTTTGAGAATCTCTACAAGAAGGAGTCATAAATGCTTCCTTCTGAAGCCGCAGCTAGACAATCTGAACGCCTAGCACAATACAGCCCACTCATTCAGCATCAAGTCACGACGCTGACGAGAAAGCTCTTTGTGCTAGGTTTCAGCGCACTCTTTTCTCGTATGGTAGAAGGTCCAGTGGTTCGTATCTTCTACTTCAAACCTCTCGGAGAGCCTAAGTTCTCCAGCATTCTCAACAAAGAAGAAGAATTTGCAGGCTCTCTCGCTGTAGAATCCGTTCGTGTAGAACGCGCTCTCGGCGAAGTTGCTATTTCTATTCCACGTGCAGACCGTCAAACCATACAGTTTGACGCTTGCCTGCATAAAATGATGACCTCGGAACTTACTCGTGAAATGGCGCTGCCTCTGTTGCTAGGTCAATCCACTATAGGAGAACATCTCTATGCTGATCTTGCTCAACAGCCGCATTTACTGGTCGCGGGAGCTACTAATTCGGGAAAAAGCGTATTTACCGCTCAGCTTATTTGCTCGCTTTCTCTGTTTCGCGCTCCAGAAGAGCTTGAGTTTATCCTTGTGGATACTAAGAACCTTGATCTCGTATTGTTCAAGGGACTTGAGCATGTTAAATATGTTCTCAACAACATTTCTGACCTCAGAGCCGCGCTTACGGTTTTGCTTGAGGATGTTAGGCTACGAAATGCCCAAATGAGTGGATTGGCGCGGAATATCAGAGAGTGGAACCAAATGGTTGAAGGCTATTACAATCCTGATAGACCTGATCTCAAACAAGAACAGAAATTCAAGTATAAGATTCTCATCATCGACGAGCTGGCGGATGTGCTAGATCGAGCGTAAAATGCGTCCGCCGTCGATACACTCACTCTTAAAAACCATTGCACAAATCTCCAGGGCCGCCGGAGTGCATCTCATTTTAGCTACTCAACGGCCTTCAGTCAAGGTAATCTCCGGGGATATTAAGGCCAACTTTCCTGCTAGAGTATCCTTCAAACTTCCATCAAGCATGGATAGTAGAGTTATCCTTGACGAAACCGGCGCCGAGAATCTACTCGGCATGGGCGATTATCTGTACAAGATAGCAGGCTCCGATACCGTCAAGCGAGCGCACAGCGCGTTCGTCTCGATCAACGATATCGCTAACATTCTCACACAGAACGAGAACATAAGGAGACAGTATGCCGAAGTCGGTAGTAAGATGTAAACACTGCAACAGACCGATAATATGCGATGATCCTCTTGCTTATGGTGAGTAGATTCACAAGGAAACCAAAAGTGTACCAACAACGTATTTCGCTTGTTCTATGTATGCCAGAACAAAGTCAAAGCGTGATTCACATCCACCATTCGCAGAACCAAAGGAATTAACCGATGACACAATCAAGAGCTGAAGCAGAAGCATTGATGGAGCAGCAGCATTATCCAGCGGATTACATTTCTCCTCAGGACGCAGGTCTAGCTGATCCTGACGACGACGAAGAACAAGATGACGAACCCTATTGGTATGAGCATGTTGCTGATCTTTGTGCTAACTGTGCTCATATGAGAGAATCACACGTTAACTATGCCGAAGACTGTAGCGAGGCTGACTGCGACTGTCTTTGTTTTGAGGAGTCAGAATGAGATACTACTACGACGGCTACTGGGGCGTTTTCTTCAGACGCTCTATTGAGGCAGGTACCGGACCTGCTACGCTTGATAGCGCAGTAAAACCCACGGACCTAGAGTTAATTGGCTTTGGTTACAGCGGCCATCCCTCTATTCTCAACGACATACACTCACGTAACCTTGCAGATCAAGGTCCGATTCCAGCAGGTTTGTACACATTCTCAGGGCCATTTACTGATCCCAAGCGCGGCCCGCAATGTTGGCGGCTCGAACCAGCACCCACGAATCGCATGTTTGGTCGGTGCGCGTTTATGAATCACGGTGACACAGCAGCAATGGCTCACAATGCTTCAGACGGTTGTATCATAAGTCCGCACTGGGTAAGAAGTCTGTGGACTGACGGTGATACACTTGAAGTATTGTAAGAGTGTACACACTAGCTCACTCGGTAGGCGGCTCCCGATTCTTGGAGGCCGCCTTCCATTTTCGGGATTTGGGCCTAAGTCGTTGAAAAGAAAGGTCAAACTCCCCTTCGCCTTGATCCGCTTTGCCCCTTGACAACCGTGCACACTTAAGGTATGATGGATTCATGGTCGGCGATGCGCTGAACGGCTTAGGGGAGGTCAAAAACAATGTCTTTTAGTATGATGACTGATCGAGATGTTAAGACGATAGCTTCCGCAGTTAGAATCTACAACTGGCAGAAAGATGAATTAAAAAAAGCCTACGAAAGAGTAGAAATGTCAGCTCTTGTAAGAGCTTTGCTTACGATGTTCTACGATGATAAGATTCCCGAAGCGTTTCCTCTAGCTTTGGAAGAGATGGCCAAAGGTAAGCAATCTTTGAGAGACCATATAACACCGAGAGTATCTGTGCCACAAGTGAAAAAAGGAGAATAGCATGGCAGAACACGATGATTTCGTAATTGGTGATCTAGCTGATACAGAAGGTGAAGAAGATGCTAGAGATGCCGAGGCAGAGTCTCCGGCGGAAGAAATCTATGCACCGACAGATGAGCCGGAAGAAATCACAGCAAAAGAGGCCTCACACACGGATATTCCAGCGGAGCCAACAGAGATTGAAGAATCCCATCTAACAGTAACCGTATGTGATTGCTGTCTTGAGTTAAATCTCACACATCCAACGTCAGTAATAAGATGTGCTCGATGCGGTCAGGCGTTTTGTTTTCACTTTGCTTCTACGATTGATGCGCAGTATTGTGTGAATTGTCTAAGTGACATTGCGGTGGCTAAGAGTGTTATCACTAAGACGTACGAACACAAAAATGCTGAAGGACAGACGGTATTCTACAGACGCAGGGCCAGGGAGATACAGATTAGTGGTCTGGATTGGCTCTTTGCACAGCGTAAGATTGTAGAATTATCCGATCTTGAGCTTGATCTTAGTATTGAGTATCATCGAAACATTCTGTCGCTGATGTGCACTGAGCAAGAGCAACGTCGTACAGCCAAAATGCACAGGTACGCTGGTGTGAAGATTCACCTAACACCTTCAACAACAGGTGTAAACCAGACTACTACGACAACGGTGAAGAAAACTCGCACGGTGTCGAAGACTAAAGCGCAAGAACAAATAGCGGCGCTGCTCAAGAACATGGCCGCTAAAGGAATGACGATGGATAAAATAGCAGCCATGCTGAAGAAAGCGTAGGAGACACAGTGGAAAAAGCAAAACCTTCCGATCAGTTGATTGAACTTCTTAATCGTGTGAATGTGACTGATTCCGAGTTGAAAAGGAACGCAGAAGAATCTCTTAAGCTTCTCGGCGATGATCCTGTGAACCATCCTTCACACTATACCTTTGGACGTTTTGAAGTTATAGATGTGCTACAGGATTGGTTTCCAACGAATCCACTGCTCTGGCAGGTTGTGAAGTATATCGCCAGAGCGCAGCATAAAGACAATATGCTACAAGATTTGCAGAAAGCTCAGTTTTACCTCAACAAGCAGATTGCAGAACTTGTATGCGTGAAAAAAGCAGGTTGAACTACAATTTAAAAAGTTTGAGAGGTCTTTTCCAATGACAGCAGTTTCTGTTCAGCTAATAGATTTTCTTGATTCTACTCCTTTGCCTTGGATACGCTACGATAAAAGCAAAGGTAGCTTGATTGTGGTTATAGATAACCACATGTTAAGCACTTTTAGAAATTGTCCTCAACATTTCTTTTACTCCAACGTTCAAGGCTACCAAAAGAAATCCGGCGTTAAAGAAGGAGAAAAAGAACGTGCGTGGTATTTGGACTTTGGCATTCTACTTCATAAGATGCTGGAGATGTACTATCAGGAGTTTAAGAATCCTGACTTTGATGTTACTAAGTGGGCTTCTGTTCGTGCTATGGCCGAGTGGCAGGAAATGAGTATGGATGTTCACTCAGAGCACAAGGAGTTTAAGGCTATCGGCGGCGCGTTCGGTTTTGCTGGCTTGTTAATGCAGTACGCGTCTGTAATGTCACCGCTGAATGAGAAGATCAGAGTTCTTGGTACAGAAGTTTCCTTCGGCAGAAACGGCGAAGTGCCTCTGTACATCGGCGAGGATATTGAAATTTACCTCGCTGGTAGAATGGACCTGATTGTAGACGATGGATATTTCATCTGTCCTATGGATCATAAGACAATGGGTGCTTTTCGCGGCGATCCTGGGATGCAGTTTGAGACAGAGGAAGGTCCAACAGGGTACATTTATGCACTCTCGAAGATTCTTCCGCAGTTTGTACCGGAGGACCAGCTCTTAAAGCGTGACTGCTCGAAGATTCTAATGAACTTAATTCAGAAGAAACCAGCTTCCACACCGCAAGAACGGTTTAAGCGCGTGCCGATTAGGAAGACGTCAGAGCAGCTCGAAGCCTATCGTTATAGGATGCTTGCAACTGTACAGCATCTAATTCTCGATACAGAAAGTTTTGCAGCTAGTTTTCCTCTCTGGCGTAACACAACAGCTTGCACAAACTGGCACATGACAACGTGTGCGTTCAGAGATGTATGCAGACAGAGTTCCAGAGAAGCAGAACAAGCTACTCTCAACAATGGTTTCCTTAAGTTACCGATATGGGATACCGAGTCTGTCGAACCTACTACGTTTTAACAAGCAGGAGAAGGAACATGAGAGTCAGAGAGTTGCTAGAATTACTCAAAGATGAGCCTCAAGAAGCTCTAGTTCTGATAGAGGATGCTGAAAGTTTTGGACTTCAAGCTCTCAGTATTCAAAGACTTCCATTCAAACCTAGTAGGACATCCAAGTATATCGAATCTTGGTTGGAATACTACGGTCAACCAGTGACAATGATTACATCTTATCCAAAAGGAGTAGAGTTCACATGGGACTAACTAAAACATACGAACCTGTGACAAGTCTGCCGAATTTGCAGATTACTAAGTGTCAGCAGATGCTTGCAAATCATATGCAATGCTGGCGAGCGGGGGATTTTCTTGTCACAATTACTACTGACACGCCG